GAAAGTTATTCAGTACCAAGTGCTGTTACAACTTTTAGAGCAAACGTAAGAACAAAATCAAACGAAATGGAAACTGCCATTGACAATGCGGCTGATGTAGATGCTTTAGCAACTTTATATCAATATGTTAATACAGGCACAGAAGAAAATCCTGTTATGGAAAGACCATTAGGCGAATTTCCAATCTTGGAGATTTAATGATTCCAATTTTATCAGGTAATGTAGCTTCAGCAACAGGTGGCGGTTTTTCAGTAGATAACTCATGTAGGTTTAATGATGGCGATAGTCCAAGTATGACTAAAACATTAGGCACTCCAACAAGTACAAAGATTGGTACTTTTAGTTGTTGGGTAAAATTAGGAAATATAACTACTGAACAAAGTATGTTGGGTGCTTATGCAGATAGCAGTAATAGACATCATATTGAGTTTCAAGCAGATCATAATATAGAAATTTTTGGAAAAGCTGGTGGTTCTACTGATATGAGCTTAATAACAAATGCTTACTATAGAGATCCTTCTACATGGTATAGCGTAGTTGTTGCTTGGGATACCAGTCAAGGAACTGAGGCAAATAGAGTTAAACTTTATGTAAATGGAACACAAGTAACCAGTTTTGCAACAGAAACTTATCCAGCTCAAGATACTGTTTTACAATTTAATACAGATGGTTCAACTATTGCAATAGGAAGAAATCAAGGTGGAAATTATGCAGATGGTTATTTAGCTGAAGTAGTTTTTATTGATGGAACTCAATATGCCGCTTCAGACTTTGGAGAATTTGATGAAGATTCACCAACAATTTGGAAACCAAAAGATGTATCAGGATTAACATTTGGCGATGAAGGATTCTATTGCGACATGGAAGCGTCAGATAATCTTGGCAACGATGCAAATGGTGGAACAGATTTAACAGAATCTAATCTAGCCGCAGCAGATCAAGCTACAGATACACCGACTAATAATTTTTGCACAGGAAATCCTTTAGCTAATTTTTACAATCAAACAACTTTTTCAGAAGGTAATTGTAAAGCTACTTTAGCTAGTTCTCCTTATGGTTATGATATAGGAACAATGGGAGTTGCTAATGGCAAATGGTATTGGGAAATAAAATATACCTCTGGTTCAGGAGATCCGCATAATGTTGGAGGTTTTGGAATTTCTGGTAAAGGCGAAAGTCTTACTGCCTCCGCTTGGTTAGGATACCAGTCTGGCTCAAGTTCTACTGATTATGGTTATATGGATGAAGGCGGTACTGGTGTTCTTTATACTAATGTGAGTGGTGCGGATACCGATGCTTCCAGATCATTTGCTATTGGAAATATAATAGGTATTGCAATTGATTTAGATAGTGGAACACATACTATGACACTTTATGTAAATGGTAATGCAACAACAACAGATAACATAAGCTCATCACCAACAAGTGGATTTTATTTTCCAGCTTGGTCTTATGGTTATTCTGCTGGTGGAGCAGTTTTTGAATTAAACTTTGGTGGTTGTCCAGCTTTTGCAATTTCATCAGGCAACGCCGATGCTAATGGTTATGGAAATTTTGAATACGCAGTACCTAGTGGATATTACGCATTATGTACTAAAAATTTAGCGGAGTTCGGATAATGGCTTATACAACAATAGACGATCCTAGTTTATATTTTACATTAAAATTATATACATCAACATATAGTTCTGGAAGTGGCACTGGTGCTACAATCAATGTTACATTAGATGCAACAGAGGACTTTGCTGTTGATCTAGTTTGGATTAAATGCCGTAGTGTCGGAGATAATCACCTTATTGCCGATAGAGTTAGAGGAGCAAATAAAAATTTACATTCAAATACTGATGATGCCGAAGCAACAAATACAGATGAAGTAACTGCTTTTGGTGATGATGGATTTACTGTTGGAAATAATGATACAGTTAATAGAGATGGTGCAAGTTCTCCTTATGTATCTTGGTGCTGGAAAGAATCTGCAACAAGTGGCTTTGATATAATTACATGGAGCGGAAATGATAGCAATAGAACAATAGCACATTCACTTTCAACAGCTCCAAAAATGATATTTTGTAAAAGGAGAGATAGTGCTGATACATGGTGGACTTATAATGAAACTGTAGGTGCTGGTGGACAATTATATCTTAATGGAAATGCGGCGTCTGGTAGTGATGGTGGAGTTTTATGGAACACAACAGCGCCTACAAGTTCAGTTTTTTCATTAGGCACAAATACTGGAGTTAATGGTTCTAGTGGAACTTATGTTGCTTATGCTTTCGCAGATGTTCAAGGCTTTAGCAAAGTTGGCTCCTTCACCGGAAACGGAAATACTGATGGTACATTTGTTTTTTTAGGTTTTCGACCAGCTTGGATTATGATTAAAAGAACAGATGGTGCTAATAGTTGGGTAATATATGATAATAAAAGAGAGGGTTACAATGTGGATAATGATCCTCTACAAGCAAATGGTGGAAATGCAGAAGGTACTTCTGATGATATAGACTTTTTGTCAAATGGATTTAAAATGAGAACATCAGGTGCTGGTGAGAATGGAAGTGGAAGTTCATATATCTACATGGCTTTCGCACACTCACCATTCGTAAATTCTAATGGAGTACCAAACAACGCAAGATAATTATGCTACAAAAAATTAAAATACAACCAGGATTTAACAAACAGGTCACAGCAACTGGCGGCGAGGGCCAATGGGTCAGTGGTGATTATGTTAGATTTAGATATGGCACACCTGAAAAAATTGGAGGTTGGGCTCAGTTAGGAGATGCTACTCTTACAGGAAGAAATACAGCACTACACCATTTTGTAAATTCAAGTGGTATTAAGTATGCAGCATTAGGTACAAACAGATTTTTATATATATACTCTGGAGGAGCTTTTTACGATATTACCCCCATTAAAAGTACAAATACATTAACAAATGCTTTTACAACAACACAAAGTGATGCAACAGTCACGATCACATTTGGAAGTGCTCACAGCATTTCTAAGTATGATATTATTCGTTTGGATAACTGGAGTACTATTACTAATTCTGATTTTGGTGCCAGTGATTTTAATGATAAAAATTTCATGGTGGCGACAGTTCCAACTTCTACAACAATTACTATTGAAATGGGATCTAATGAATCTGGATCAGGAGCGTCCACATCAGGTGGAGTAAGAGTTAAACATTTCTATTCAATAGGACCTGCAACTGAAGAATCAGCTGCTGGTTGGGGCTTGGGGCTTTGGGGCGGTAATGTTGCCGGTGAAGCTTTTTCAACTTTAGATGGTGCTTTAACAGATGCATCAACAAGTATTGTATTAGATGATTCATCAGCTTTCCCAGCTACTGGAACAGTTTTAATAGATGATGAACGTATTGCCTATACTTCAAATACTACTGGAACAAACACTTTATCAGGATTAACTAGAGCATCAGATAATACAACGGCTGCAGCACACTCTGATGCAGCAACAATTTATGATGCATCAGATTATACGAAATGGGGTGCTTCACAAACTGGAGATATTGTTACAGCACCTGGATTATGGCATCTAGATAATTTTGGAAATAAATTAATTGCAACAATTGCAGACGGTGCTACTTTTGAATGGGACTCAAATGCAACGGGTGCAACATCAACTCGTGCAACAATTATAAGTGGAGCACCAACTGCTTCACAACTAACTTTGGTTTCTACACCTGACAGGCACTTAATTTGTTTTGGAACAGAAACAACTATTGGGACTACAAGCACACAAGACGATATGTACATACGTTGGTCTTCTCAAGAATCATTAACTACGTGGACTCCCACTTCAACTAATACTGCTGGTACGCAAAGAATTGCAGATGGAACAAGAATTGTTGGAGCAATAAGAGGTAGAGATGCAATTTACGTTTGGACAGATACTTCTTTATTTATTATGAGATTTGTTGGTCCACCTTTTACTTTCTCATTTCAACAGGTGGGCACAAACTGTGGATTGATTGGAAAGAATGCAGCCGTCGAAGTTGATGGTTCTGCTTACTGGATGTCAGAGAATGGTTTCTTTAGATATACAGGTAAACTAGAATCTTTACCGTGTTTAGTTGAGGATTATGTTTATGATGATTTAGCATCAGTTCCCAAACAACATATTTATGCAGGGTTGAATAACTTGTTTGGTGAAGTCACATGGTTTTATCCAGGAAGTGGATCTTCATCTAATAATAGATCGGTTACGTATAATTATATGGATTCAACGGGTGACAGACCTGTATGGACTACAAGTTCGCTTGCAAGAAGTTCATGGTCAGACTCACATATATTTGGTAAGCCTCATGGAACAGAATATGATTCTGATGCAACAAGTGATACAACTGTTGGCAACACTGATGGTGTTACAATTTACTATGAACATGAAACAGGAGTGAATCAAATTAAAGCAGGGACTGCTTCCGCTATTGCAGCAAACATTCAAACAGGCGACTTTGATCTAGACCATAAAGGACTAGATGGAGATGGTGAATTTATAATGAAAATTAGAAGAATACTTCCAGACTTTTTAAGTCAAACTGGAAATGCAATTGTTACATTAAATTTAAAAAATTACCCATCAGATTCCCAAGCAAGTTCATCTTTAGGTCCTTTTGAATCTACAACAAGTACAACTAAAATAGACACACGTGCAAGAGGTCGAGCAGTTGCTTTAAAAATATCTAATGATAGTATTGGACAACACTGGAAAGTTGGAACTTTTAGATTAGATATACAACCAGATGGGAGAAGGTAATGGCTAGAATCGTACAATCATTAACACAACCACTACCTAAATATGATCAACAGATACAACAATCATTTGTTAGAGATGTAGATGGTGTAATACAAAAATTAAATACTTCTTTTCAACAGGATTTAAAAGATGAATCAGAGGCGGAGGCTTTCTTTTTAGCATAATGGCAAATAGTTTCGTAAATAAAAAGGTAGATTTAACGAGTACAAGTGCTACCACACTATATACAGTGCCTGCGTATGCAACTGCCGTTATAAAATCCATCCTGGTATCTGAAGATTCAGGGAATGCAGATACAATAACAATTACAATAACTGATACCGATGATGCTGTTTTCAGTCTTTTTAAGACGAAAGCTATATCGGCTAATGCTACCACCGAACTGCTATCAGCACCTATAGTCGCCAAAGAGAGTGAAGTAATTAAGGTGACTGCAGCTACTGCAAATAGACTTCATGTTGTACTTTCGGCTTTAGAAATTAAGCCTAGAGATGTAACTTGATTTACTTGTAAAAAACAAGTAATAATAAAAACTCAGGTGAAATCCCTGCCTTTAACAATTAACAAACATTATGATAACAAGATCGAAAATGCGAAGACAGTTATATACGGGCGGCGGAGTCGCAAGACAAGGTTATGGCCTTGGGAGCCTGGTTAAAAAGGCTTTTAGAGGAATAAAGCAAATAGCTAAGAGTGACGTAGGCAAAGCTGCTTTATTAGGTTTAGGTGGGTACTATTTAGGGG